ACCGCGGCAATGTTTGGATCAGACATCTGTCCGAAGAGTACATAAGTCATTGAAACACCCGTTTTTCTTGCAATCTTGTATATCATCTTATAATATCGTAGACATGCCGGGCAACTGGAGAAAAGTTTATGGACACAACACGTTGGAAAAGTATCCTCGTACCGCGAGAAGTGTATGAAGAGATCAAAGAACTATCTAAAGCTGAAGGGCGTACCATCGGTGGGCAGCTTCGCCTTGTCTTCGATGAGTACAAAGCTAACAACAACATGGCAGTAACCGATGAGCGATTGGAACAGCGACGCGGGTGAAGTCCACAAGCGTCTGATGAAAAATCATTGCCCGAAATGCGACCAATACTTGCAAGTCATTGAAATGAATAAAGAAAGGATCACGCGTAAGTGCAATACATGTCAGCTCGTGATCCAAGATTCTGCGGAAGATGCAGAAATTCCACCCGGTCTATGCGAATAAGTGTTGATTATCGCATACATGTGGGGTAAAGTCTCTCTCGTGGCTCGGGTCTTGAAGCCACGCTCCGTAGTAGAGACATCGCCCCCAGTTCGGTTGCCCCCGGCTGGGGGCATTTCTTTCCAAAGGAGTAAATCATGGAAAATCAAAAAGTCTTCGTCGATGGCCTCATGGCTAAAAAACCACGCGACAACGCTCCCGACTGGATAAAATGTAATCTCAGTATTAAAAGAGAAGACCTCGCCTCGTGGCTCACGGGTCAGACAGACGATTGGATTAACGTACAAGTTTGTGAAAGCCGTAATGGCAAATGGTATGCGGAGGTAGATACATGGAAGCCGAAAAGCGAATAAATGAAATTGACTGGGGCTGGGCAGTGCGTCAAGTAAACGCCGCCGTGAATGAACAAATGACGGCAGTAGAAAAAGATGCTACGTTGGAACCAGAGGTAAAAAAGTTGAAAGTATATGAACTCGAAAAAGCGTGGCAGCGCATCCTTACAGGCTGAACAAGCCAAAGAAGATTTCGTCTGCGCAATGGATTGCGCCGAGGAACTGCTTGAAGAGTTTGAAGCTATGGGATTGCAGACAGGTCCCGCCCTCGGCGGGGCACTTACAACAATAATCACGCACCTCATCGCCGTCTCACCTGATACCCCAACAGCGATGGGAATGCTCTCATCCTGCATCACTAACGCTGCATTCAGTATCGATATAACAGCCGTGTCCCACCCGGGAAATGACGAAATCCATTGACAACATCGCATAGCCTCGCATATGCTCTCATAGTGTTACAACTATGGAGAAGCACCAATGAAAGATTTAATCGACATCAACGAAGTATGCGAAGTAGCTAAAATTTCTAAACCAACAGTGTACCGTCGCGTCAAAGCGGGCACGTTCCCGAAACCCAAAAAGATAAAGTCAAAAGAAACCCGCGGACCAAAGTACGTCAACCGCTGGGAACGTGGCGAAATCATGGGATGGTTGCTCAAAGGCAATAAGCCTGAACCCCTTACCCTAAAAGAGATAGCCGTAGAAACCGAGCCGGGCCTCAACGAACTCTTTATGGATGCCGCCATGCGCAACGCAGAAGGCGCGGACCTCGAAGATATATACAAGGCCGACGAACCAAAGCCCAAGCCAACATGGTATATCCCCGTTGCCGTAATGGCAGCCTTGTTGGGTATCTTTGTCCTGTACCTCATCAATGCCTGAAGACCTCAAAGAAAAATGGTGGGCGTGGCACAAACAAAATCCAGAGTTTTACGAACTGTTCAAACGCTTCACCTTTCAAGCAATCGACAAGGGCCATCGTCGTCTATCGGCGTGGCTCATTGTCAACAGGATCAGATGGGAAACGATGATCGTCACAACAGGAGATGACTACAAAATCTCCAACGACTACATCGCACTCTACGCCCGTCTCTTCATGCACCACCACCCACAATATAAAGGCTTCTTTAAAACCAAGCCAATGAAACGCGTATACATCGCGGAGGAAGACACATGACCGACGATAAACTGCTCGACATAACCGTCACGTTCGCACCACAAGCCCAATCACCAAACCAAAACGTCGTATACAACAACGTCGTACACTGGGAATGGGACAGCGGACTCGGACTACGAATCCAACTCGAAGACGATGTAGCCGTCCTCTTCAACCCAATGTTCATTCTAGCCGTCATGGAAAAACCCGCACTCGAACCAGAACAGGCCGAGCTATGGGACGTAGACGATGACAACGAAGAATAAACTACCACCTTGGCTAGAAGCGGACCTCGACAAGCTCGGGGTCCGTAAACCACAGAACCCCATCTCCCCCTCAAAGACCACGGACCACGTGCCATGGACCCCACAGTACGAGGGGCAAGAGCCGCCGTTCTAACATTTTGTTGACGTCAACAAAATGATCGGGGAACAAATTAAACGTCTCCCTTTATATATAGAGCTGAAAATAGAAAAAATATTTTAAAGTGAAAATGCCCGTAACCGGTGTAACCGTGTAACTTTCGGCAAAAAGTCTTTTATATATATAGACTTACAAGTTTCATAAATAGAAAAACAAAAGTGTAACGTAACCAAAGTTTATGTAACCAAGAAAGGGCAGAAGTGCGTTAAGGGGGGTCTGACGAAAAAAAAATAAAAAAAATATTTCTGGCTATATATATAAAGAAGGGTTAATTTAAGGAAACTACCGCTTATTAACTGGAGAATAAAGTGGCTCGAAGAAAACAAGGGGATGTCGCCAAATCCACACCTGTTGTACAGAAAAGAAAAGCAGGGCGACCCAGAGCAACGAAGGCACAACCACTGACCCGAAAGCAGGAACTGTTTGTGAAAGAATTGGTTTCTAAGGACGGACAGATTACAATGCGGGAAGCAGCAATCAATGCTGGTTATCCTGCCTCATCTGCTCACACTCGGGCGTATGAGCTAACCAACCCACACATTAGTCCGCATGTTGTGAACGCAATACAAGCGTACAGGGCAGAGCTGGATGAAAAGTTTGGCGTGACTTACCAACGCCATCTTAGAGATTTGCAAACCATCAGAGATATGGCATTGCAAAACGGCGCATACTCAGCAGCCGTCCAAGCTGAGTATCGACGGGGGCAAGCGCAGGGCGACATTTATGTAAGTAAATCAGAAATCCGCCACGGCAGTATCGACAGCATGAGCAAAGACGATGTGCTAAAGGCGCTTGAGGAAATAAAGCAGAGCTATGCCCCGATCACTATCGACGTTACTCCCGAAGGACAAACAAATCCCAGCAACCGCGACAAAGCGAGAGGCAGACTTTTGGCGCATGATGAAGACGGGGATGGAGAAGAGTTCGAGGAAGATCAACGCGACGAGGCTTGAAACGTGGGCGATGCCCGGGGTTCCAGATGTTTTGTTGTGTGACGAGGAAGGCGACTTTCACTTTGTAGAATTGAAAGCAACGGGCGGTCGTGCTGTAGATTTACGTCCGCATCAAGTCGCGTGGCTTTCTAATCATGCACACGCAAGCGCATGGGTTTTGGTTTTGAAAAAGAAAACGAAGACAATGCCGCAAAAGATATTTCTGTACCCTGCAAACGCAGCAATGGATTTGAAGCTGGAAGGTTTAGACGTGGAGCCTTTGTTCGAGTGTGAGGGTGATCCAGACTGGAATGTAATTTTGGACTTGATTAGTCCCATAGGATCGCATAACATCGCATAGTCTCTTTAAATTACGGAGGAAATGAGATGAAAAAGTTTGAGGTAATTCGCCACTACACATGTTCTGCTGTTTACGAAGTCGAGGCGGATGACGAAGAACACGCTTACAAACTGGCCTGTCAGGGTGAAGGGCACCGCAAAACATACGACGGGACAGAAGACGATAATTATGAAGTCATGGAAATTTTGGTGGAGGGTGCAGCATGATTAGAGTGTATTTAGAAAAGCCCCCGACATGGGCGCAAGAGCTTGCAGTGTTTCAAGACGAATCTGCATATGCCGCAGTAGCGGACGCGCTAGAAACGTGGGCGAAGAACGAAGACCCGCGTTATATTATTACTGAAAGCGTGGAGGACGAATGATGCGGTACGATAAAAGACACGGCGGACCGTTTGACCGAGGCAAAGCAGATTATTTCTACGGTCGTGGATACACCCCGCATTTTTATAAGGGCGGCACTTATACTAGCGACCGCGTGGAAATGGATGATATGACCCTTGCAGAAATCACCGCATACAATGTTGGATATAACGAGGCCGAAAAAAGCGGCGATCAGAAAGATTGGGGGGACGCATGTTCCTGATCGAATGGATTTATAAATTGTTATATGGTGATGATGCTGTTGACGATTTGCG